GTCGGCGATTTCGTGAGGAGGTCGTCGGCAGGATCAGCCAACTGAAGGTGAAGGCCATCAGCGGGCCGGTTCGAGTGCAGATTCTGGCCTGCCGTCCAGACAAGCGGCGGCGGGACATCGACAACATCTTAAAGAGCCTGCTGGATGCTCTCGATCATGCTGGAGCCTATGAGGACGACAGCCAGATCTGGAGGCTGTCGGTCGAGTGGGCTCTGGACGTGGAGAACCAGCTGGCGACGTGTCTGGGTGGTTGGGTGATGGTAACAATCAAGGAGCTGTGAGCCATGGAAGGCAGATTGTGCATTAAACGGCGTGAGGGCGAGACGATCAGGATCGGGGACGCGATCGTGGTCGAGGTGATCCGGACATCTGAGGCGAGCTGCTCGCTGAAGATTCGGGCTCCGAAGGATGTGGTGATTCTTCGGGGTGAAATTGACGACTTCGAAGCCAAGGGTCCGCAAGATGCGGGCAGGCAGTGAGCCGGCGACGCGTCCGGGGGCAATGATTGCCAGTCGTCAACGGTGAGCCATGAGAGCCGAGCGGTTCAGTCAGCCGCAATCCATGGCCGAGCGGATCGGGGGGCGGTCCTGCCTGATCCGATCCGCTCTTTTTCTGGTTTGGTTTCCTTTCTGGAGGGTAGGCAAGATGATTCAGTGGAAGATGGACGAAGACGCAGCGGCGGCGCTGACGTCAATGGGTGTTCACTGGGAGGTAAAAGCTATCCCAGCGAAATCAATCGACGTCAAATCCAGCCGAGTAAACGGAGCAAGAGTCAACAGTCTCGACGAGACTGCTGTTCAGGATTATCAGGAGTGCATGGCGAAGGGTGATCAGTTTCCAATGATCACACTTTGCACAATCGACGGCGGCGAAGCTTTTGTGGTTGCTGGCGGGAATCATCGTCATGCTGCCGGGCTGAATCTGAAGGCGACGGAGTTTCCGGCGATCTGCTGCAATGTAAGTGCGATCCAATTTGCCATTCTGGCTCGGCGATTGAATCGGGCAAACGGGCGACGGGAAAGCAGGGCCGACAGGATTCAGCAGGCTGTCGATCTTGTGAACATTCATGGCATGTCGCAGGCTGACGCGGCTGAAGTCATGGACGTTCCACCAGGCTGCATTTCCGGCGAGATGCGAGTGATGGAGGTTCAGAAGGCCATCGTGAAAGCTGGCAAAAAACTGGGGCCAAAAGTCAGCAGGACGGCGGCCATGCAGTTGTCGGTGGTCAGAAATGAGATGTCTCTGCTTCCGATTGCGTGTGATCTGGCTAATCGTGGTATGTCAGCTGATGAGCTGCAGAAGGTGCTGAGAAATGCCCGCGCTCATGGCACTGAATCAGAGCGTGTCGAACATCTGCAGAAAGAGCTGACCAAGCGCGAAGCGATTAAGGTGAACGGACGGCAGTGCTCCAGTCCAATCGCAAGAGCAGTCAGGTCCAGTGTCAGCCAATTACAGAACAGCATGAAACGGGGTGAGAAATGCAATCTGCAGATGACAGCGGCGGAATTATCGGAACTGGCGGCCAGCCTGCATCAGATCGCGGGCGTTATGGAGTGCATGGCAACTGGGTCAGGCGAATTCGCGAAAGGATCGCAGAGCTAGCGCCGGTGTCGCTGGATGAGGCGGTAGCTGAGACAATGCACTTGGTTCCGCATTCGTATGCTAGCCGGCATTGTGCTGGTAATCGAGCAGCTGGAGCATTAAGGCAGATTCAGTTTTTCATCCATCGCGGTCTGATGCGAATTGATGACGGGCTGCTGCAGCCGAGAAAGCTGAGAGTCAATGCAACTGAGGTTGTAATCAATGAGTTGATTACAACTGGTAAATGCGACTGCTCTAAAATGTGGGCTTCAAATACAGCAAAGCAGGCAAGAAGAGTGCTGAAGCGACTCGGGTGGATTTCAGAAGATTCAGATGGGTGTGCGTGGGTCTTTATCGGGCCGAGCGACGCAACTGTGAGCCAGTTTGCAAAAGAAAGACTGAAGGAGCGAAAGAAGTAATGAGCCAAGACCAGCGATGCCCTAGCGCAGCCCGTGATTGCTACGGCAACTATCGCAGCGACGGCCATGGCTGCAAACTCTACGAAAATGCGGAGCGGCCGATTCTGGCGGCTCTGCATGATCGCCAGATGAGTGATGAGGAGTGGGAGGCATATCGCCATGAGGCGTATCAGCATTTGATCAACCGAGAGTCATCCGTGGAGCTGCTGGCCTCCACTGATGACAATTCACAGCCAGCTGGAGAACGTAGGCATGAAGATTTTGACTGGGAAGAAGACGACCCCGCGCCGGTGCTTGTTATACGGCGTGCATGGGATCGGTAAGAGTACGTGGGCGGCTCAGGCCCCCAACGTGCTGATGATGGATCTGGAGGACGGGCTGGCTGATATTGCCACGAGCAAGACGCAGCATCTGACCACCATGGACGAGATCGAAGACGCTTTCCTCTGGCTCGCCCAGCAGGAACACGACTTCACCACGCTAGCCATCGACTCAGCAGACTGGCTGGAGCGGATCATTCACCAGCGAGTGGCCCAGAAGAACGGCAAGGCTACGGTGGGCGATATTCCCTACGGGAACGGCTACAAGCAAGCTCTGGGGGAGTGGCAGCAGATCCTGAAGCGGTTGGATTATCTGCGGAATGAGCGTGGCCTGAATATCGTGCTTCTGGCTCATTCCAAGGTCTCGAAGTTTGCTGATCCTGCTGGTGATTCCTACGACAGGTACACGCCAGCGCTTCACGAAGCCAGTGCGGCTTTGCTTCAAGAGTGGGTGGACGAACTGCTCTTCTGCCACTACAAGGTTCACACACGCAAGGAGGACGAAGGCTTTGGCCGGGAGCGGACTATTGCAGTGGGTGGGACTGAGCGAGTGGTGAAGACTTCAGAGACTGCCACAGCACTGGCAAAGAACAGGCTGGCCATGCCAGCAGAAATCGGGTTCAGCTGGGCAGCGTATGCTCAGCACATGGCGGCCGGGAATATCTCCGGCATTGTTGTTGACGGTTCGAGCAAGAGTAAGGAGTAGGCATTATGGGGATGAATCTTGAAGGATTTGACGCCACGAAGGTGGAGCCAGCTGGGGAGGGCTATGAGGCCCTGCCAGCGGGCAGTTATCAGGCTGTCATCGTCCACAGCGAGAGCAAAAAGACGAAAGCGGGGGATGGCGAATACCTCAAGCTCCAGATCAAAATCGAAGGCCCCACCCATGCCGGCCGGGTGGTGTTCGACAACCTGAACCTGCGGAACCCCAGCCAGAAGGCTGTGGAGATCGCAAAGGGCACGCTGAGCAGCATCTGCCGGGCTGTCAACGTGCTGTCCCCGAAAGACTCGTCAGAGCTGCACGGGAAGACCCTGACAGTCCGTATCGGATGTCGGGAGTATCAAGGGCAGGTCCAGAATGAAGTGAAGGGCTACGGGCCAGCGGAAGCGGGCGGTCACATGATCGCCGAAGCGTTTGCTGCTCCTGCTGAGAAAAAACCAGCCAGTCCGTGGTGAGTCCGCGGACTGGTGGCGGACTTTTTTTCAATCTGATGGCCTCCGGCTGTGGCCGGGGGCCTTTTCCATGGAGTAGGCACCATGAAACCGAGGGAATACCAGGAAGAATCACACGCGGCCATCTGGGACGCACTGCGGGACACGGACCAGAACCCTCTGGTGGTCCTGCCAACGGGGGCGGGGAAGTCTCTGGTCATTGCCATGATGATCCAGCAGGCGCGGGAGTACGGGGCCAGGGTGATGGTCCTGGCACACCGAAAGGAACTGCTGGAGCAGAATCTGGAGAAGATCAAACTGCTCTGTCCGGGCATCAGCTCCGGATTGTATTCGGCTGGCCTCCGCAGGTATGACACAGAATCAGATGTGATCTGCGCAGGCATCCAGAGCGTTCACCGGAAGGCCCTGGTATTTGGTCGGCGGGAGCTGGTCATCATTGACGAGGCCCATCTGATCAACGACATGGACGACTCCATGTATAACCGATTTTTGACGGATCTCGGCAAAGTCAACCCAAAACTGCGATGTGTGGGGCTGACTGCCACGCCATACCGGACCGGGGAGGGACTTCTGGCAGGTCCTGACAGGCTTTTTGGGCTGATCTGTTACGAAGCCTTTACCGGGGATCTGATCGGGCAGGGGTTCCTCTGTCCGCTGACGAATCAGCCAACAGAGAAGCCGGTTGATATCTCAGGCGTGGCCATCCGTGGCGGTGAGTTCGTGGCCAGACAAATGGAAGCGGCTTTTGACCAGGCCAGCATCGTGGATGCAGCCTGTCAGGAGATCGTGGCCAGCTGTCACGATCGGCGGTCGGTTATCGTGTTCTGCAGCGGTGTGGATCACGCTGAGCATGTGGCCGAGACGCTGCGGGGCATCGTCACAGACCGTGTTGAGGTGATCACAGGCCAGACAGACAAAGAGGAGCGGAAGCAGCATCTGGAAGATTTCCGGGTTGGATCACTGCGGTGGCTGGTGAATGTGGATGTCCTGACAACGGGCTTTGATGCTCCCCGCGTGGATTGTGTGGCAGTCCTTCGGGCCACGATGTCTCCGGGGCTGTTTTGTCAGATTGTGGGGCGTGGTCTCCGGACTTCACCGGAAAAGCAGGACTGTCTGATTCTGGACTTCGGTGGCAACATCGAACGGCACGGATCACTGGATTCCCCAGACTATGGCCGGGACACTGGCGGACGATCACAAAGCCAGGTCCAAGAAGAGACAGCACCACGCGAGAGCCAGGGGCCAGCGGAGATCGACTGCCCGCAGTGCGGGATCGGGATTCCCTCCCGGTTTGCGTTCTGCCCGGAGTGCGGGGCAGACATCCCGGACGCCATCAGGCACCAGGCAACGGCAGACACTGCCAGCCAGCTGGTGGGCGAGGAGGGACCAGTGGAGTGGGTGGTGTCGGATGTGTGGTACAGGGAGCACCAGAAGAAAAACAGCCCGGACGCCCCCACCACGCTCTGCTGTACGTACTGGATGCACCGACCCGGAGCGGATGGCAATCTGGAGCAGCAGGAGGTCAAAGAGTGGATCTGTTTTAACCACACGGGATTTGCACGCAGCAAGGCCGAGAAATGGTGGGAGCGGCGGTCTCTGGTGAAATGTCCGGCTAGTGTGCAGGATGCTCTCGACATGATTGACTGCGGAGCGGTTAGGGTTCCAGCCAGCATCCACACACAGAAAGAGGGCAAGTGGCGACGGGTAATCAATGCAGACTTCACCAGTCCTCGACCGACAGAACTGATCGAGAACGAGTCAGCGGAGGCATTCTGGGACGATGACTTGCCATTCTAAGGACACAAGCAGATGATCGAATTCAGAGACTACCACAGCCGGGAGCTGATCGCGACCAGCCAAGAGTCCGGAACAGACGCAGCACCACAGGACGTCCTTCGAGTGGACATGGACAGCGGAGAGATCCGGGTGATGGTGGTTCACAGCAGGACCACACACATCACCGAACAGCCTGAGAGGACGGTCCTCTGGGTGACACAAATGGCAGCAAACGAAAACACGGAGTAGGCACCGATGGCACTGAAAGACATTCCCGCAGAGCTGCGGGATCGCAGAATCTGGATGCTCTGGCTCTCGGAAAACGGGACCAAAATCCCGTACAGAACCGGGGGAGGCAGGGGCAGCTCGACAGATCCACAGGCGTGGACGTCATTTGAGATGGCGTGCAAACAGCAGCATCTTTACACCGGGATCGCTCTGGCGATCAATTATCCTTACTGCGGAATCGACCTAGACGGATGTCTTGACGCTGATGGTCAGCTGGCTGACTGGGCGGCGGAAATTGTCGAGGCATTCCGGGGGCTGGCCTATTGCGAGATCTCGCCCAGTGGGACGGGGCTGAAGCTGATCACGCGGGCGCGAAAGCCGGACGGGGCCAGATGCGTGGCCAAAATGGGCGAAGGGAAATGCCAGGTCGAGATCTACGATCAGGGCAGATTTTGGGCCATGACGGGCAGGGTCTGGTCTGGGATGGATTCTATCGGGGACGGCTCCGAGGCTCTCAGGCGGCTCTGCGAGCGGCTCTGGCCGGCAGCTGAGGCAAAACCCGTTCAGATGGTCCGGATCGGCTCTGTGAGCGATCTGGCTGACCGTGCGCGGCAATACGTCGAGCGGGTTCCGGGTGAAGTCCGTGGAAACCTGC